AAGTCGGAAGACCAGAAGCTCTACACGGCAATTGACGTGTACGTTTCGGACTTCTTCGAGTTCAAGGTGATTCCGAACCGCTTCCAGCGTAACCGCACCGCATTCCTTCTCCAGAGCGATATGTGGCAGGTTGCTTACCTCCGCCCTGTTCAGGTTCAGGACCTGGCCAAGACGGGTGACAGCATGAAGAAGCTCATGACGGTGGAATATTCCCTCATTGGGAAGAACCAGCTTTCTTCGGGCATCATCCGCTCGCTGACGTAATCAGTGGGTTGAGTTTGTATATACGGTTCACTACATGAACCGTATATACCCCCCTCAAAGAAAGGAATAGAGTCATGGGTGTAAACCTTGTTCAGTTCGACGATGGAAGCATGGGTATTCAGGGCGCTGACCTTGACACTGGTGCGTTCATTTATGCTAACGATCACTACAATTCTGCATCAATTGACAGAATTTTCTTCATCGCGACGAGAGCACTGCGGGTGGTTGGCGTAACGCTGCGGCCTACAGTGGCTGGAACCGACGGAGGTGCGGTTACTGTTGAAATCCGAAAAGTGCCTTCGGGCACCGCAATTACTTCGGGTACAGTAGTTCATGCGGCCACAGGAAACCTTAAGGGAACCGCGAATACAAATCAGGTTCTCGCGCTTAATGCAACCCCTGCAAACATGCGTCTTGCTCCGGGTGATGCTCTTGCCACAGACTTTACAGGAACATTAACCTCAGCTGCAGGTACCGTCGCCGTTGCGCTGATTCCACTCTAAGAATAGGGGAGGGTCTTTGCCCTCCCCATAACTTTAAGGATTTTCAAAATGGCAACGAAAGTGAATGAACTAGTCATTGCGACGGTGGGAACGCAGGTCACCACGGGTGGTGCGAGTGTTGCGACAGCAATTCCCAACAATGCCTCTGCGGTGATTGCGAAGTATGTAAGGCTTACCTCCACCACGCAGTGTTATGTGAAGCCTGGCTTTGTGGGTTCCACCTGCACAGTGAACGATGCGCTGATTACTGCAGGTGAATCCCTGATTCTGAATGTGCATGGGTATACTCACATCTGTCACCTCCAAGAAACAGCAGCCTGCAAGTTGACCATCACCCCACTTGAAGTAGGTTAAGTCATGGAAGTCAGACCTTTAGGCTTCGACTCCAATGGGGTGAAGGAAGACTTTGTGGTCGATCCGACCACAGGGAAATGCTATGTGAAGCGGACCTTTGCGCCTGAGACTTGGGACATCCTTCGCCAGAACCAGGCCCTCCAGAATGCAGGATGGGATGGGTACTCTGGGGACAAGGATAAAGCTTTCAAGCATGTGGCATCCATCCCCCTTCAGATTATCGAGATCTGGGAGAAAGAGTACGGGGTGAACCCATTAGAACCTGGCAATGAGAAATTGTTGACACGCCTTCTCAATGACCCAGAGTGGAGCTGGATCAGAACCTCCCGCGGAAGAGTCAAGATTAAGGAAATGTAGTCATGGCTTTCAATACTCTCGTTTCGCTCAGGGCGACAATCATTGATTGGGTTGCAAGGACAGACCTCACCGACGAGAAGATTGACCTCTTCATCGACGCTGCGGAACTTGAAATCATCCACGGAGTCTATGACGAGTCAGGGCGGGTGGTTATCCCAGGACTGCGTTGTAGGCGGATGGAGGTGAGAAACTCCGCCTTTGCGATTACAGGGGAATACACAGATCTCCCCGTGGGATTCCTTGGGTTCCGTTCTGTGAAGACCAATGAGTCCCCAGAACGAACCCTCGACTACGTGACCCCCCTGGTGTTCAACTCCACCAACCTCTCAATGGCGACTTTTGCTGAGTCCAACGCATACACTATCGAGGGGAACCAACTTCGCCTCACGACGAATGCAGGACCCTCAAACAGTCTTGAAATTGTCTACTACCAACAGCCCCCCAATGTAGTGACAACCACCACAAACTGGATCCTCGAGCAGTATCCCTTAGTCTATCTCTATGGCGCTCTTCGCCACCTCGGCATCTACACTGGGATGGATGCGAGACTTGGCCTTTTCCAAAGCGCCTTTATGTCTTCCCTCGCCGCGATTCATGCGCAGGAAAAGGCGACTAATTATTCTGGCAGTTCACTTCAAATGCAAAGTGTTGGGGTGACGAGAACATGAAGATTCCTTTTGGCTCTTTTGCCCCTGACCAACCACCCACAGTGGAGTTTCTTGTGGGTGGGAAGAATGTTGTCCCGAAGACCTCAGGAGCCCTCGGTCCCTCACCTTCTTTCAGTTCTGCCTACACCGCCCTTCCCCTCAGGGTGCAGGGGGCCTTTTACTCCGTGGACACCTCTGGCAACACCGCACTCTGGGCGGGGACTGCGGGGAAACTCTATCGTCTTGCCGCAGGCGTTGCCTTCAGTGACGTGAGTAAGACTGCAACTACCTATGGCGTCCCTGCGGATGAGCACTGGGAGTTTGAACAATTCGGACTCAATGTGATTGCCTGTAACTTCACAGACACCATTCAGAACTACATCATTGGAACCTCTTCCCTCTTTGCTGACCTCTCCGCGGGTGCGCCAAAGGCTCGCCATATGGCGGTAGTGGCGAACTTTTTAATGCTCGGAAACACACAAGATGGAACCTTTGGGGTTCAGCCTGATGGGCTTTGGTGGAGTGCGATTAACGATCCCACCTCGTTTCCAACCCCTGCAACCAGCGCGGCGGCAGCGGTTCAAAGTGGACGGGTGAACATTTCAGGAAGAGGTGGAGCCATCCAGCGTATCGTTGCGCGGGTCGGAACCCTCGATGCACTGGTGGTGCAGGAACGTCAAATCTCTCGTTGTATTTATGTGGGTAGTCCTGATGTTTTTCAATTTCAACCCATGGAAGGAGCCAAAGGAACCCCAGCTCCTCAGTCTGTGGCTGGTTTTGGCGGTCTTATGTATTACCTTGGGGAAGATGGATTTTATGTGAATGATGGAACTCAATCCCGTCCCATCGGCGCAGGGATGGTAGATGACTTCTTCTACTCCGACGTCTCCCAGACAAAACTTGACAGAGTGTGGGGGGTAGTTGACCCAATCAAAAAGCTCTACATCGTGGGTTATCCGTCTCAGGCCTCTTCCGGCGGCAACATCGACAAACTCTTAATGTACAACTATGTGACGCAAAAGTGGGCTCCCCCCACCACAGTGAACATTGAAATTCTGACTCGCCTTGGAAGTGTTGGTTACACCTTGGAGGATCTTGATGCCTTTGGAACTGTCGACTCAATCACCACAAGCTTTGACTCAAGGTTCTGGATGGGGGACGGAAAGCCAGCTCTTGCTGCCTTTGACTCTGCCCATAGGGCAGGAACCTTCTCGGGAGCAAACCTTGAGGCGATTGTTGAGACAGGTGACATCGACGCAGGCTCTCCTCGACTCCTTTCGGGCGCTGTTCGACCTCTCGTTGTCGGAACCAATGCGACAGTTACAGCTTCCATTGGAAATAGGACCACCCAGAACACTGCGGTGAACTATGGAACCTACAGGGCGCTGAACAGAAACCAAGAGGTTCCGATAAGGGTCAATGATCGACATTTGAGGTTCCTTGTGAAACTCAACGCAGAGAATATCTGGGAAGACCTTATTGGGTTAGAGTTTGAAGGCGAAATGGTGTCCGACATATGAAACCTGCAATCCCCACATCTGGTTCTGATTGGCGAGAATGGTTGCTTAAGGTCGCGAATATCGCTAATGATATGCGTCACGGACACATGAACACTGGGGGTCTTATCACCCTCACAGCAAGTGTGGCAACGACTACGGTAACTGATGACAGAATTTCCGTTGATTCGACTTTTGTGCTGGTTCCATCTACAGCAAATGCGGCAGCAGAACTTGGAAATGGGACGCTTTATTTCAGCGAGTCGGGCCGCGTCAATGGCTCAATTGTGATTACTCACGCCAACAACGCACAGACGGATCGGACCTTTCGGATTGTAATTATAGGGTGATGTAATGGCAAAAGCTGGAATGGGGAAGAATGTGACCCAGGGTGCCACGATGCAGCCCACGGGGCCAGCAAGTCCTACACCCCAAACAGGAATCTTTCCGCAAACTGGAGCCTCAAGACCTGGTGCGCCAACACAGCCCGGCTCGCATTATGCACCTGGAATTTTTGGCTTCATTCGCAGCGGTATGGGGATGCCTTCAGTGCAGAGGGCAATAGACTCCGGGGCGGCAAGGATGAACCCACTACTCTTCAATCCGTACCTTGCGTATAGGGCAGAGTGGAAAAAGCAGAACAGTATGCCTACCCCAGGGGCTCAGCCTCCTGTTCAGCCTCAACCAACTCCTGCCCCTCCGACCCCTTATCAGGGACCAATGATTAACCCGAACACAGGAATGCCGATATGAGCAAAGGTGGTGGTGGGCCAAAGACGCCCCCGAAGGATCCAGAGTCGGAAGGGAAAATTCAGACTGGCCTTGAGCCATATCCCACGAATGGGCAGTTTCCAATTCTTGCCAAAGCGAATTATTGGCAAGATGGGAACTTTATGATGCCTGGAGTAGCGGCTCCGATGATGTCGTCAGACCTTCTCACCCGCTTCCCGCAGCTTACAGGACTCTTCGGAGGAAGGGACCCCAACGAAGGACAAAACTCCTCCATCACCCCTGGGATGTATGGCCTCCCGCCTGACTTCGGAGCCCTGAACCCAACAGACATACGTAAGGACAAAGATGACAGACCACGAGGAAAGAGGAACACGCGCGGACCACGGTGGGGTTAGTATCATTGCCTGTCACCCAGACCACCTAGACGCTGTGTGGCCCGTGCTTGAACCTTGGTTGGTCAGGGCGTTGAAGTACGGCCCTGACCTCTACGGTCCAGAGGATATTAAAGACTGCATCGCAAGACAGGCAATGATCCTCTGGTTAGCCATTGATGATGATGAGATCATTGGATTTTGCATAGTTTCTGTCGTAAAGTATCCTCGTTGCACAGTGGGGGATATTCACTGGACAGGGGGTGCAGTGCATAAGGGTAAGGTCTGGTTGGATGAGATGTTTGTGGTACTCAAGGCTTGGGCAAAGCATTCAGGGTGCGATAAACTAGGCGGGGGCGGGAGACGGGGCTGGATTGAGAAGTACGGATTTAAGGAACACGGTGTGATGT